CGGCCGTGAGGCGTCGAAATCAGAACGGCAGTGCCTCCGCGATCCGCAAGCGTCGGCTGAATTACGTCAGTCCACGACTCTTCAGACACGCGCGAAGCCTCATCGATGATGACGACGTCAAACGCCATGCCGCGCATTGAATCGGGATTGTCGGCGCTGTAGACCGACAGGCTTCCGCCAGATGGAAAAATGATCTCGCGCTCCGACCTGCGTACGGTGAGACGGTTGGCGATAGGCGCAATCGCGCGCTCAGCACTTCGCCACAATGGACGGCTGTTCCGATACGTCGGCGCGATCCATGCGACGTGTCCGCCCATGTCGGCGCAGGTGAGCGCGTAGACGCTTGCCATGAACGACTTACCCCACCGGCGCCCCATCGCCACTACTTTCGTTCGCGCCGGATTCGTGATGATGCGCGCTTGATCGTGCCGCAATGGCGGCAACTGCTGCGCCGTGATCGAAGACGGTTGTGCGCTGCTCGATCGGCCCGCCGTCGCGTCCCGTGATTTCCTGCTGCGTGCGTTCGACATATCCGCGATCCTTCGCCTGAGTCTTCAGCGTGAAGCAGACGGCCCAAGCTTCGCCGTTGATCACCGCGCGATTGAGCGCGCTTTCGGCGTTGTCACACATCGATTGTCGCGCGTCATGCACGACCTGTTGAAGCTGCTCCGAGCGCGAGATGATTTTATGCAGGTGGTGGCGCTGCATCCCCAGGCTCCGCGCCGCTGCCGAGACGTTCCCGGAAACGGCGATGAGCGTTTCTTCGATTTTGCTTTTCTTGTATCGCGGAGTGCGCGCCATTTTTTACCTGTACGCTATTGCCCGTATCTTTTTCAATTCTTCATTTGAAAGCGAATCTCTAGCACGTCCTTCTGCTTCTCTATATTTCATGCTGGCAGAAAGCATTCTTCGCGCGACCACCGCTGCGCGATTAATCTGTTTCTCGTTTGGAGCAGGAAGAGCATTAAGCGCGTTGCTTTCGTCGATTAAGCGCTTGTACTCTTTTGCCGCACTAGTAAAATCCTTAGAAGCAGCGGCCGACCCATCACCACCAGACTTGGCTTGTCCAACAACAGCTGTTGAGCTTCTTCCGACTGGCGCTTCACGCTTTTTAGACTTTCTTTCTGGCATTATTCACCTCAGTTATCGAATCTTGATTTCTGATCCTTTTGGAATGTACGCGTCTTGGAGTTTTTTACCCGCTCTTTTTTTAGATTCATCTCTTGCAGAAGAAAGTGAATCAATTCCAAAAGACACCAGTTCTCTATTTGATCTGTCTATTGTTTTTGAAAATTTATTCTGAAGTTCGACCAGTTCGCCTCCAAGCTTGTTATTCCGATCAACGCGTTGATTGTATTCTTCGCTCCATTTCTTAAAATCTTTTTTGTTATCTGGAGCGGAACCCCTCAGTCTCTGAAGGACGATTGTTTCAGTTTCCCACTCTTGGCCCTTTGAAATCAATTCGTTGATAATTTCAGACTGATTTTTATTCAATCTAATTTCTCCGGATCCCCCACCAGACCTTGCTGTTCCGACAACAGCAGTTGAGCTTCTTCCGACTGGCGCTTCACGCTTTTTAGACTTTCTTTCTGGCATTAGCTGCCTCCGTCACTGTCATACCGCCCTTCAATCACGTGGCTCTCCTGCGGCATATGAATCCACTTTTCGGCGATGCATCTCGCGCGCGTAGCTGTTCCGCCGCCAAACACCACGAACACAATTTCTTTCGTGCCAGCGTGTTTTACGGCGCACTCGTAATCACTGGTGAGGAACTCCGGCTTTGTGTCGTAGCCGCGCGTTGCGTAGTGCTTCCATCCCTTCGGAACACCAAGCAGGTTGTAATCATAGAACATCGGTTCTACGTTAAGGTCAACAAAGATAAACAGGCCATATTGCTGCGCCCAGCGCGCGAGCCAGCGCTTCCGGTAGATGCCCCACAGCACGTACACCAAAGGCGTAGTCGGATGCGTCGTAACGTTCGGCTCGGTAATTGCGGATGCGCCACTCTTTACGATCCACTCCGGCTTTTCCCAGACAGTTTCAAAGCGCGCGTCATCCGTGTAGAAATGCAGCGTTCCCGGATTTATCGATCCTCGCGCGCGCATCCCCCACCTCTCGCATGGACGCGGCACGCCAGCAAGATCACCCTGCGGAAGCAAAACCGGTATACCGTACTCGTTATCTGACGGGAAGGCGATATCAGGCGCTGCAACATTCAGCTCGACGGATTCAGCATCCTTTACTGCACCGTCTTCCAGCCCTTCCTCACCAAGCGCGGACAGCAAGCCATTCTCCTGCGCCAGCTCCGTCAGCATATCGGCTACCGCACTATTTGCCGTGCTCACATCGCGAAGAAGCGCGTCCAGATTTTGCTTGTCGGCGGCAGCCATCGCCGCGACTGGATCGAGCGTCAGAAGAATCTTCTGCTCCTCCTCTTCCGACAGTTCTACCTCAACGAACGGCACGGGCGTCTCATCGCCGAGTTTCAGCGCTTCTTCAATGCGCGCGTGACCATCGACGACGTTCCCGGTCGTGCGATTCACGATGACGGACTGCACCCAGCCGACTTCGGACAGCACGCCTGTCAGTGCTTCGCGCTGCGCCTTCGGATGGATGCGCCAATTAAGGGGATTGGCCATGAACGAGATCGCGGCCTGCTCGCCGTGTCCGACGATGCGATTCTTCCAACTCACGAGCGCCTCCCCTTCCAGAAGTCTTCGAGGATTCCCGCGTAGCGCCGCACGTCGTAGCCCTGCCAGTTCTGATGATAGCCATACTGGAAGATGCACGCGCCATCGAGCACGACGGGCAGCGAGCGACGATAGCTGAGCCACCATGAGCACCAGCGCGAGAACTGGTCATCGGTGTAGCCTGCCCACGGGAAGCCACCTGCACCAGCCTCGACGCCGGTTTCACCGCTTGTGTGCACGACGCGCTTGTCTCCTCCGCACTGCGTCCAGAACGAGCTGTCGCGTCCTTCGAACCATTCAGGCGCGATCATCGGCGCATCGGTCGGCGGCGCATCTGACGTGCGCTTGCCTTTCGTGTAGAGGTGCCATCCGATTTTCACGCGCGCGGAATTCTGGATCACGAACTGGTAATAGGTCTCGCGGAATGCCTTCACGATTTCGGGATTCGTGATGTCCGGCGTGCCGTGACTGAATTCACCGATGATGATCTTGCGCGCCGGGTTGCGCTTCCACACTGCCTCGGCGAAAGTGCGTTCGTAATCGAAACGCTTCCGCAGTTCGTCGGCGTTGCCGTAGCCGAACCAGTCGCCTTCATTCGCGCACGTCGTCCACATGTTGCCGGGGATGTCGGTCAGTCCAGCGCCTGCATGATCGGCAAGCCACACGGGATCAGGTGCATTCTGAAACCAAAAGCGCGCCATGATTTTTGCGTCTGGATATTTGCGCGCCGCGTCTGCTGCGCCCATGAGATTGTCCATGAAGAGCACGCTACGACATCCTCGCGCGAGTGCGTCCATGCCAGCGTCACCGTCGTTGAGGCACGAAACACCCAGCAGATACTTCGCGTCCTTCCAGTCGCTGCCTGGCGGCACGGGTTGAGGCGTCGGCGGAACAGGCGTAGGCGTCGTCACCCACTGCCAGCCGTCGGCGCGAAGGTATCCATCTCCAACACGCACGCCTCCAGACGTCACCGTCACGCGTCCCCACTGCTGCTTGTCTGCGCCGGTCACCATGCCGAGCACGTCAAATTCCTGGCCGGGTTGCATCAGGTATCCGATGGCCTGCGCCGAAGTGCTCGGCTGTGTGCGCACGTTCCATGCGTACGTCTTGATGCGCGCCTTCCCAGATGTTTGGCTCATGTTCTCCTTGAATCCAACGCGAAGCGGTGCAGTCCGCGACCACCTGCGACATTCAGCCTCGGCGCGGTCGAGCACGTCTTTCGACGTCGTGAGATTTGCGCCGCGCTGTCCCGTGTAAAGCGGATCATGGTAGGTCGTGTCGCTCAGCCGGACAATCCAGTGAGCAAAGTCGCCGTTGGCCTGGTAGCGATACGGAAGCCTCCGATAGTCCACCAGGGCGACATACGGGTATTGCGGCGTCGCCTGCTGGTAGAG